GGAAATCGTGCGCTTCCACGAAGCGCTTATTTTTATACCTCGAAAAAATGTAAAAACATCGTTTGCCGCGGCGCTCGCCTGGGCGCTGTCCCTCTGGTATCGCCGATCCGGAGCGAAGACATACATATCCTCCGCGGCCCTCATGCAGAGCTTGGAAACGTTCAATTTCCTCGTCTACAACGTGAGACATATGAAAGAGGACGATAAAGACGGCGGACATGTCCATATTATAGATAACAACAATGAGCACTCCATGGAAGCGACGCCTCCGGATGGCTCTTTTTTTATACGCGCACTTGCGGCGAATCCGGATACTCAGGATTCACTTAACTGCAATATTGCAATCTGCGACGAGATCCACGCGTTCAAATCTCCGAAGCAGTACAACCTTTTCAAAGAGGCCATGAAGGCCTACACGAATAAGCTCATGATCGGAATCTCGACTGCCGGCGACGATGCGAATGGATTCCTCGGTCAGAGATTGAAGTACTGCCGGAGCATTCTCGACGGAACGATCAAAGACGAGCAATACTTCGTTTTCATATGCTGCGCGAATCCGGACGAGAACGGAAATATAGACTACACGAATCCTGTCGTACACGAGCAGGCAAATCCGAGTTACGGCGTCACGATCAGGCCGCAGGAGATCCTTAACGACAGCTTGCAGGCCCAGAACGACCCGCAGCAGAGGAAGGACTTCTTTGCGAAGTCCCTGAACGTGTTCACAAACGCGATCAAAGCATATTTCAATATCGCAGAATTCAGAAGGTCGGACGCTGGGTATGATTGGACGCTTGAGGAGCTTGCCCGGCTGCCTATCAAGTGGTTCGGCGGAGCTGACCTATCTAAGATGCACGACCTGACAGCGGCCGTGCTCTACGGAGAATATAAAGGCGTCAATATCATCATCCCTCATTGCTGGTTCCCTGTCGTGGCAGCACATGAGAAAGCGGAGAAAGACAATATCCCGCTGTTCGGCTGGCAAGACGACGGTTGGCTTACGATGTGCAACACGCCGACAACAGAATACTCCGATGTGGTCAAGTGGTTTATCGAGATGAAGCAGCGCGGCTTCAAGATCGCACAGGTCGGACATGACCGGAAATTCGGACGCGAATACATCCGATTAATGAAGAATGCAGGCTTCAAGGTCATAGACCAGCCTCAGTACTATTACGTGAAGTCTGAGGGATTCCGCCATATTGAGAAGATGGCGAAAGATGGGAAGCTGTATTACCTGCACGCCGAACCTTATGAGTACTGTGTTGAGAACGTCAGGGCCGTAGAGAAAACTGACGATATGATCATGTACGAGAAAATTCAGCAGACCTATCGAATCGATATTTTTGACGCCTCTGTCTTTGCATGCGTCAGATATTTAGAGAATGTTGATAAGAACGCCAAGACGGCGAACTGGTGGAAGGAGTGAGTATGGCCAGAAAACGTAAAAATAAAGTGCGGAGCGGCACGAGTCCGGCCGGATCCACCAGGGCGACAATCCTGCTCAGCGATCCGAAGGCCTATGACCTGCTCTGCCTGGACGGGTACACGAAGCTTAGCAAGAATCCGGAAGTCGTGACCGCTGTTATGAGGATTGCTGACCTGATTTCAAGCATGACGATTCACCTCATGGCAAATACAGCCAACGGTGACACGCGAATCGTGAACGAATTGTCACGTAAAGTCGACATCAATCCGAATCGGTACATGACGCGGAAGACATTTATCTCCGCGGTCGTTAAGAATATGCTCCTCGGCGGTGATGGGAACAGCGTTGTCAGGGTCAGGACAAAAGGCGGTCTTATTGACGATCTGGAACCGATACAGCCGTACCGTGTCAGCTTCTATCCGGAAGGATACGGCTATTATGTGCTGATCGATGGCCGAAAGTACAAAGCTGACGACCTGATCCACTGTGTATGGATGCCGGACGACGAATATCCATGGCTCGGCGACGGTGTCAGGGTCGTGATTAAAGATATCCTGGCTAATCTTACGCAGGCAAGGAAAACAGAGAACGCTTTCATGAGTTCCAAATACAAGCCTCCGCTTGTTGTAAAGGTCGATGGTCTTGCGGATGACTTTTCGAGCAAGCAGGGCAGAACAAAGCTGATCGAGGAATATCTTGAAACAGCTGAAGACGGTCAGCCGTGGGTAATTCCCGCAGATCTGATCGATGTCAAGGAAATCAGACCGCTTTCACTGTCGGAGCTTGCGATTAATGACACGGTCGAGATCGATAAAAGAGCGGTTGCGGCGCTATTCGGTATTCCCGCTTTCCTGCTGGGTGTCGGGAAATACGACCAGAACGAATGGAACTCTTTTATAAATAACACGATCGGCACCCTCTGCCGCGGAATTGAGCAGGAATTCACCAGAAAGCTCATCCTGTCGCCGAAGTGGTACTTCCGATTCAACACCACATCGCTCATGGACTGGAATATCGAGCAGATTGCGGATGTTTACGGCGGCCTGTCCGATCGCGGCATCATCACCGGAAACGAAGTGCGCGATAAGCTCGGCATGAGTCCGCTGGAAGGCCTCGACAAGCCGAGGATTCTTGAGAATTACATCCCGGTCGACAAAATAGGCGATCAGAAAAAGCTCATTCAGGGAGGTAAGAGCGATGATTAACAGGGCTCTTTTGCAGATTCGGACGATCCCGTCCGAAATCCAAATCAGAAAAGACAGTGAGAGGCCACGCATCGAGGGCTATTTCGCTGTTTTTAATAGCAACTATGAGATATTTAAGGGCTGTACTGAGTCCGTAGCGCCGGGGGCGTTCACCGACGAGCTTTCCTCGGACGTACGGGCACTGATAGACCATGAATCACGACTCGTTCTCGGGCGTACAATCGCCGGGACGCTTGAGCTCAAAGAAGACGAGCACGGACTGTGGGGCGGCATCGATATCAATCCGAACGATACTGAGGCCATGAACCTTTACGCGCGAGTCCAGAGGGGCGATGTCTCGCAATGCTCTTTTGGTTTCAACATCCTCTCTGAAGAGCACGAAGAGCGCGAGGACGGTACACATCATTTCACTATCAGGAAGGTCAAACTTTACGAAGTCTCATGCTGCACATTCCCGGCCTATGAAGATACTGCGATCTCTGCCAGAAAAGCGGACATCGAGGAAATCGAAAAGCGCAAAGCTGACGTATGGCGGGAGGAAACAAGGAAGAAACTGAAGGAGGTAAGTCATGGCACTGAGAGTGTTAATGCTTAAAAAGCGCATCGAGGACAAGCGTAGCGCGCTTGAGGAGCTGAAGAAGGTCGATTTTGCTCAGCGTGAAGCAGAACTCGAGAAATCTATCGAGGAAGCGAAGACCGATGAAGAGCGCTCCGTAGTCGATGAGGCTATTGAGAAGTTTGAAACAGAAAAGCGTGAGAACGCTGAGGCGGTCAGAGAGCTTGAGGGAGAAATTGAAAACCTCGAAAAAGAGCTCGGAGAGATCGAAGAGAACAATGAAACTACGCCGGCAGAGCCGCAGGGTAATGCGGATCCGGAAGAGAAAACGGAAGAAACAGAAGAAAGGAGCGATTTCGCTATGTCCGAGATGACAAAGAGAGTCGGGCTTTACGCTCTGACAGAGGAAAAAAGAAGCGCACTGATCAAGAGGGATGACGTCCAGACTTTCCTCAAGCGTACACGCGAGTGCATCGAGTTCAAGAGAGCACTGACCAATGTCGGCCTTACAATCCCGCAGGTTATGCTTCCGATGCTGAGACAGATCGTTGAAGCGAACAGCAAACTGATCGGAAAGGTTACACTCCGCAGAGTGACCGGCACGGCCCGTATGAATGTCATGGGTACGATTCCTGAAGGCGTATGGACTGAAATGTGTGCAACGCTGAACGAGCTTTCACTCGGATTCAACAACACTGAGGTTGACGGTTACAAGGTCGGCGGATTCTTCGCGGTCTGCAACGCAGTGCTTGAGGATTCCGATCTTAATCTTGCGAATGAGCTCCTGACATGCCTCGGAATCGCGATCGCGAAAGCCCTGGACAAGGCTATCGTATACGGCACAGGCACAAAGATGCCGCTCGGTATCGTCACCAGACTGGCGCAGACTGCAGCACCGAGCGATTACGGTGCAACAGAAAGAACGTGGGCAGATCTTCACACATCCAACGTGCTGACCGGCGCAGGTGCTTCCGGTATCGCACTGTTCCGCGAACTCGCAGGCCGCAAGAAAGTGATCAAGAATGATTACTTCAACGGCGGAATCTTCTGGCTTATGTCCCAGAATACGCACACCGACCTGCTCATCCAGTCCATGGACAAGAACATGAATGCAGCGATCGTGGCGGGTATTAACGACACCATGCCGGTAGTCGGCGGCGAGATCATCGAACTTGACTTCATCCCGGACGGCGACATCGTATTCGGTTACGGCGAGGCTTATCTCCTTGTCGAGCGTGCCGGCACGAAACTCGGCCAGTCCGAGCATTGCAGATTCATCGAGGATCAGACTGTCTTCAAGGGTACAGCTCGCTACGACGGCAAGCCGGTCATCGCTGAAGCATTCGGTGTCTGCTCCATCACGAGTTCCGCACCGACGACAAGCGGAATCTCATTCGCTCCGGACACGGCCAACACATAATATTGATCAGTAGGAGGCAGACATGACGGACACTGATCTTTTAACGATGCTCAGGGCGGACTTGCAGAACCCGCCCGGGCTTCTGAACGAATATCTCAGTTTTTTAATTAATAGCTCGAAAGAGCAGATCGAGGAGAAGGGCATCACGCTCGACATATCTTCTAACGAAGACTGCCATCTGATCATCATGTATGCTTCCTGGCTTTACAGAAAACGCAACAGCAACGATGGGATGCCGCGCATGCTTCGGTATGCGCTGCATTCCCGCCTTGTCCATGAGAAAGGTGCGGTGAGCGAATCATGATGCTTGCAGACGGAACACTCCGTATTTACTCGCTCGAGAATATTGCAGATCCGGGTGAAATGCCGCGGGAGATGCTGGTGGAGACAATCCCGGAAGATCTGTACTATTCGGACAGGGTTATCGGCGTAACAAGGCTTTATGCGGCCAAGGGTGCAGACCAGTCGATAAGCAAGCTGGTCCGCATTTGGGACGTACCTGTCGAGATCGGAAATTATGTTATTGTCGACGAGCGGGATCAGTACCGCATTGATGTGATTCAGCCAGGCCGTGACGAGGAAGGTCTGAAGATCGTAGACCTGACACTTGCAAGGGAGGAGAATCATTATGACGTCCTTACAGAATAGACTTAAAGCATTCGGGGTGAAACTCGCGGATGTGACAGGAGCGAAAACCTATCATTATCACGCGCCGAATCGTCCGAAAGCTCCCTATACAGTCTGGGTGGAAGACGGCGAAGGCGATGGATCCTTCAGCGCAGATACCACGAAGGCCGAGCAGAACATACACATCTATGTCGATTACTTCACCCTCACGGAATTCGACCAGGCTGTTGACGACATTCAGGATCTTCTCTGCGAGTCGTCGGAATGGCGGCTGAACGATGTCATGCATGAGGATGAGACAAATCTCATCCACTATGCATGGGAGGTGAATATCTAATGGCAAAGCTTACGCTTAACCCGAATATCGACGTGTATATTGCAGATCTTACGAAGCTCTTTAACGACAGCGAAGAGATCTGCAAGCGCGCAGCATATGAAGGCGCTCGTATCGTGGCGGACAAATGCAGAGCAGGAATTGAAAGCCTGCCCGTGAGGAGCTACAGCCGCAGGTCCGGAATGGTCAGCGGCGTGACCGCCTCACAGAAAGAAGGGCTTCTTTCCGGTCTCGGTATCGCGCATTTCCGAAATGACGGGGGCTTTATCAATGTCAAGATTGGCATGGATGGGTATAACTCTACGAGGACTAATCAATTTCCGAACGGACAGCCGAATGCGCTGATCATACGATCACTCGAATCGGGCACGTCTTTCCGTGCGCGAAATCCGGTCATCACCCGGGCAACCAATGTCGCCAGAGGAGCGGCAGAAGCGGCAATTCAGAAACAAATGGATGAGGAAATAAAGAAAAGAATTCATTAAGGAGGTGCCAAAATGGCAGCAGCTGGAAAAGTATGCACGGGTTTTTCTCTCCCGTATGTAGCTAAATATGCATGCGCTAGCGGCGTTATCTCTTACAGCTCCGGACAGAAGCTCGCAAGAGGCGTCGACGTTTCAATTGAACCGGATTCTTCCGAGGACAATGTTTTTTATGCTGATAATGTAGCAGCAGAGACAGATGCCGGTACATTTACGGGCGGAACTCTCAACCTGACAGTCGACGGTCTGTTCCAGGCCGCTGAGCAGATGATCATGGGACTGCCGGCAGCCGGAAATGATGATGATTTCCTGACATACGATGACGATCAGGTTGTCCCGTATGTCGGCGTCGGATACATCGCACGTTATCAGTCTGAAGGCGTGACGACATTCTGCCCGACAATTATCGTCAAAGCACAGTTCAATCAGCTTCAGAATTCACACGCTACATCTGAGGAGCAGAAGAACTACCAGACGCAGGCACTCAGCGCCGCTATCCTTCGCGGCGACGATGCCAAGCACAGCTGGAAGCGGATCGCAAAAGAGGACTATGATACTGAGGCCGAAGCGGAAGCAGCTATCAAGGAAGTCTTCGGAATTTCATAAAGGAGCAGAACATGTTCAAAATTAACGGAAAGGAATACGGATTCTATTACAGCGTTTGGGCTCACTGCGAATTCAACGACTGGATCGTGAAAAACGCGGATCGCTCGTACGTTTCTGCTGTCGTTCAGAAAGCGGTGATCATGAGTAAGGCATACTGCAAAGCACACGGCGGCGATTCACTCAACGCGAAGGAAATCCTTGATCTCCCCGAGTATGTGTTTGAAGAGCTTGCCGCGGCACTTGCCGAGCAGGAAAAGCATGACAGCGAGCGCACGGTAGAAGTCGCCGAGGGCGGACAGGGAAACGCGGAAAGCGCCGCACAGTAACGCTCAATTGGGCATGGTATGTATTTTATGGGCATATGATGAATATGTCAGAAGATGAAGTGGGTCGTACATCATATGGCATGATGTGCGACCTTATTGCATGCATGTCCATCTACAAAGGCGGCGCGGATCAGAAAGCGCGAAAAAAGACGTATGACGAAATTATGATGATGCAGTAAGGAGGGAAATCAATGGCTGTTAATATCGGCCCGCGGATCGGCGTTGAAGGTGAAGCGCAGTACCGCCAGCAGATGCAAAACATAATACAGGCAACGAAGACCCTCAAGTCAGAGCTTGCGGCGACGGAATCAAGCTTTAACAAAAATGATTCCGCAATGAAAAAGGCGGCCGAACGGGCGAAACTTCTCCGCGATGCCATAAAGGACCAGAAAAAGCACATTGAACAGTGTGCGCAGATGGTTCAGAAGGCATCTGAAAAGTACGGCGAAGCCGATACCCGTACCCTCAAGTGGAAACAGGCCCTTGCGGACGCACAGAACGAGCTCAACCGCCTGAACGGTCAGCTCGCACAGAATAACTTACTTACGGTCTGGGGGCAGGAAGTCGAGAGGGCAGGCCAGAAGCTCCAGGAGCTCGGGCAGAATATCACACAGGTCGGAGATAAGCTCACAACCACGGTGACGGCGCCGATCGCGGCGGCCGGAGCTGCCTCTGTCAAGCTGGCCACCGGCTTAGAAGACGGGATGGCCAAAGTCTCGACGATCGCCGACGAGTCTGAAGTGTCCATGTCCGACATGGAGAAGCAGATCAAAGAGCTGTCCAATACAACCGGAATAGGAGCGTCAGATCTAGCCGAGGCGACTTATCAGGCAATCTCTGCCGGACGTTCGACGGGTGAGGCTGTCGGGTTTGTGGCTGACGCTTCCAAATTGGCGAAAGCGGGCTTCACAGACGTTACAACGTCTGTTGATACCTTAACGACGATTTTGAACGCCTACGGGCTTTCTGCGGACGCGGCGACAGAAGTTTCCGACAAGCTCATTAATACCCAAAACTTAGGAAAAACGACAGTTGCACAGCTCGGTCAGTCAGTCTCTCGGTACGGTCATCCCGACAGCGGCAGCTTATGGCGTCAACCTTGATAATGTGGCCGCGGCATATGTCGCCATGACGAAGAACGGCGTTTCGACAGCTGAGTCCACGACATACCTCAACTCAATGATAAACGAGTTGGGTAAGTCAGGGACTAAAGCAAGCGACATCCTGAAAGAGAAGACCGGCAAGAGTTTCCATGAGCTCATGGATTCCGGCGCTTCCTTTGCCGACGTCCTCGGCATCGTGATCGAGGGCGCTGACGAGGCGGGCGTAGAGCTCGGCGACATGTTCGGAAATGTCCGTGCCGGCAAGGCAGCAATGAATATTGCAGCCAATGGAGCGAAGGAGTTTAATAAAGCTCTCGAATCCATGAATAAGACTGCCGGAGCTACACAGATAGCATTCGACAAGGTCGCGGACACAACAAGCTCTAAGTTCAACAAGGCGGTCAACCGGATAAAGAATTCAGGCATCGAAGCCGGTCAGGCGATCCTCACGGAATTCGCTCCGGCGATCGAGGCGGGATTCAACAAGGTCACAGAGGCAACCTCTGCATTCAATGCCCTGAGCTCGGAACAGAAAGCGAGCGTTGTGCAGTGGGCGGCAGTTGCAGCGGCGGCAGGACCATGCATTTCCGTTTTCGGAAAAGTCGTGGAAGCGACCGGACAGGTCGTGAGCGGAGTTGGTACGGTGGCCAAAAAGGTCGGAGAATTCTCCAGCGCTGTCGAGGCCGCGGGTGGAATGGGGGCATACCTGTCCACCAGCACCCTCGGTATTGGACTGGCGGCCGGCGCGGTCGTCCTTCCTTTGGCGGCGCTCGGCGCGGTCATGGCGGATGCTGGTGCCAAGTCAAGAGAGGCGACAGCAGAGCAGATAGAATTTTCTAACCGTGTCTCAGAAGTGGCCAGCGCTGCGGATGCGGCCGCTCAGCATGTTGACGGTGTCGGATCCGCGATCGAAGCAAGCGCATCGGGTATCCAGACAGCGGCTTCCGGATTGTCTTACTATCAGGACATGCTCAATTCCTGCTATGACGCCGAAGGCAATCTTAAAGAAGGTATGGAGCAGACCGCAAATTTTGT